AATAACTGGACTGGAGAAGTTGGTCTAATAAGCAGAAACAATAATACAGTTTATAGTAACATATCGTCAGCTTGTCTAACTTCAAATGGAACAGCCGAAGCTCGATACGCACAAAATATACACGATGTTAAAGGTATTGCCTACTGGAGAAATAAAACAGTTACACTTTATGGTTATGTTCTTAGTAGCAACAACAATAATATTGCTCGTTTAGGCATTTATGATAATAATAGTGAAACATATAGTAATTATTATACAGGTAATAATAATTGGCAATATTTAAGTGTGTCTAAAAATATTGCAGCTAATGCCGAATGTGTAAGAGCACGTATTCGTGCTGCTACAGGAAATTATAATGCTTACTATGATAAGCTCTTTTTAGTTGAAGGCCCCTACACCCTAGGCAAAACCTTCGGCGGCGGTTCTCTCCAACTCTACTACCACAACTCTATTGGAATGTATACAAAAAATCTTTCCTCCTTAATCTACGGCGGGGAAGGTGTTTTGCATATGTTTCAGTGGAACAATACATTCTCCTTCAACAACAATTCTCCTATGCTTTATGATTATGGCAAGCTTACTATTGCTTGCAACAATATAACCTACACGATTGACTGTGCCAAGTTATTTCTCGCACCTTCTTATAGTTTTGGTACATTCACACAGCATCCTATTGATATTCATTTCTCGTTTAAGAAGTCTCCCGACACGGGAAACTATATAACTATCTCATAGGAGGATACATGAAGAAGATCGACCTTGATCAGTTTCTGGATGAGAATGCAGTAGAAATTACCATCGCCGGTAAGCCATACACAATAAGGGATCTTTCACTGGAAGATGGCGAGGCACTGGCAAAAGAAGATAGCGATAAGAAAGCTATTCTTGCTAAAATTCTTGGATGTCCTATTGAAGCTCTCGAACCTTACGGTGCTATTGGCATCATGAAGATCGTTACCTACCTTAACGAAAATTTACTCCCTTCAACTTCTCAGCAAGCGACATAGAGAAGTTGAAAAAAGCAGGATCAGTCGCACACGTCCTTCATTTTCCACTCAGGGAAGCACTTAAACTCCCTGAGTGGAAATTAAACGTTTTAAATAATGAAGCATCCCGGCAACGTGCCGTTGACGTTGCATATATCGGTGCTATAATTGGAGGCAAAGAAGCAAGAGAAGCTTTAGAACAGGCCATGAAGGTGCATGGGCCTTATACAGAAGGTTATTATGATGATGAGTTTAATCGACTGCTAGAGGCGGCTAAAAATGAACAATTATCAGGTTAACGTTAATCTTACCTTTAGTAATATTGATCGCCATCTTAGGCAACTTGATAAACAAACTAAAGAACTTGGTAAGCAGACTGGTTTTAGTCAAATTGTAAAGCAGTCAGAACAAATACGTAATAACCTTTTAGGCATTGGACCTCGTTTACACAAAGAACTAAATAATGCCCTAAACCAAGCTAAGTTACAAATATCAAGAGCTAACATTTTACAAGGTTTAGGCGCAGACCTAACTACAGTTAACCGTAGAGCTAATTTAGCTCAACCTTACATAGACGCAGCTAATAATGCTATGCGTCTTAATCGTACAACAAGAGATCTTTATCACAACCTTGGCAGAGCAACTGCAAGTGCTAAGCAACTAAACGCTGTTTATCATGGTGCTGCTGATGCAACATCAAGAACGTTCAACAACATGTTTAGTCCGATGCCTATGCTTCGCTCAATGGGACAAGGCATCAAGAATGTAGGTACTATGCTTGGTGGTTATTATCAGCAAGCAAAAAGAACCTACCAGGCTAACACGCAGATGAACAGAAGCTTCTATGACGGAAGTTCTGCTATCAACGCTTGGTGGAATCACTTTGGTCGTATCGCCATTGGCTTTACTATTGCTTATCGAGCAATGAACGCCTTTGAAGCGCTTTTAGGAAAGCTCACATCTACACTGAAAGGTGCGATAGTAGAAGCTGGTGAGTTTGCTACACTTCAAGGCAAGCTGGCTATGTTTGCTGTTATGGCATCTAAGAATACTCTCGACTTTGACGAAGCTTATGAAAAAGCTGCTGGAAGCATACAGGAATTAGCGAAAGCTTCTGTTACCAGCATGTCATCTATTCAAGAGCTTAGTGTTGCTATGGACGAACTTGCACAGGCCGGCGTTTTTGTAAAGCCGGGACAGATGAAGGAATTTACCGCATTTGTTGACTTTACTTCGTTAGTAGCACAGACAACTGGTGATAACGTTAGACAGATTCGTTCTGAAATCAACGCTTTGATGGAAGGGCAGCTCAGAGCAAACAACACCCTTATCAGAATGATGCTCAAGTATGGTATGCTTGACGCTAAGATGGTCAAAGACCTCAAACAGATGAAGAATCGTTCAGAGGCTTTTGAACTTATCATTAAAAAGATTTCTCTGGTATGGGATAAGTTCCTTGATAAAGTCTTGCGAAGTGATCATGCACTTGCTTTTGGTGTGTGGGAAAAAAGCATCAAGCGTACACTCATGGTAGTTATTGCTATGTATAGTGGAGCTAAAGGTGAGATAAACATCTTTGCCGCTACCATCAAAAAGCATATTGATGACTGGAATAAGTCTTTCTCAGGAGATATTACTGGTAATAAAACTGCGAAACAGTTTGCGGTTCTGTTTGATTTGATAAATCGTGGGTTGGAAATAGCTCTAACATCGTTTGAAAAGATGTTAAAGTTTGTAGCTCAAGCGGCTACAGTAATTTATAATCTGCGTGAACCAATTATCACTATAGCTAAAGCCTGGTTAATGTGGGAAACAGTAATGGTCAGCGGTAAAATATTTACCGGGGTAGCTACTAAGATATGGAACCTTCATATGGCTTTAGCTGCTACTGAGAAGACATTGCCAGTCCTTGCAAAGAGATTTGCACTTACTTTTGGGATTTTAATAGGTGCTACTCTTTATGCAGCATCAGCTTTTGAAGTATTCTTTAATAGGTCGTCTATGATGGAGAAGCCCGTTACTTCTTTAGTTGATGGAATAATAAAGTTAATTGAAAAGCTTGGAGTACTTAAACACGCTCTGTTAGGTGCTGGCTTAGGCTTTATGACTTTTGGCAGTTATGGCGCTATTGCAGGTGCTATAATAGGTGGCACTATAGACCTAATGCCTGACCTCTACCGCAAGGCAGATGAAGTTGAGCGTAAAGGCCTTGAGATGGAAAAGGCAGATTTTGAGCGTCAAGCCAGGTGGAAGCGTATAACCCAAGACTATGCTAACGCACAGATTGCGAGAATTGATGCTAGATTAGCTGAGCTTTCAGGTAAGACTAAGAAAAGCTTCGAAGAAGAAGTTTTCAAGAAAATGACTGAGCATGTCGCATCAGCTTTTGATATGATGCTTGAAAAACTCGCCCCGTTAAAAGATAAACTGGGTAAACTTTGGGATGAGTTATCTGATCCTAAAAACATCAACTTGAAAGAGCTTGAGGGAAGTCTTGAAGGCTTTGACCTTGGTGCACAAAAGACAACTAAATCATTAGAAGATTTAGACAAAGAAATAGGTTCTATCTCTTCTAACATGTATGAGCGTTTTGTTAAAGCAGTTAACGACGGTAAAGTAGCTCTTGCTAACTTGTATGCTGATCCAGCTAAAATGGAACTTCTTTACAAACAAAGTGACAAGCGCAGGCAAAAAGCTCTTATCGAAGAAGCATTAGTTTATGCTAGATCTTCTAATGATGTAAACAAATATCGCTCTCAGTTAGCTACAGTTAACGCAGAACTAGAAGAGATTAGTGAAAATTTAGCAAAGATCGACTATAAAAAGCAACTTGCTCCTGCTGTTGCAATCACTAAACGTCTTGAAGATGAACTCGCTATGCTCAAGACAACAATGGTAGAAGGAACTCCTGAATACATAGCAGCACTAGCAGAAATTAAAACACGTTATGCTGATGCATTTGCTGACGTTACTATTACTCCAGAAGATTTTAAACAAATGGATTCTTTCACTAAATATCGTGAGCACATGAAAGAGATGAAAGAAGCCACTGGTGGATGGAAAGAAGGCATGCGACAAGCCTTTGACGAACTTCGTAAAGTATCAGTTATTGATCAGGTTAAAGGCTTTGTTGTTGGAGCTTTTGACAGCATGGAAAATGCGATTGTCTCCTTTACGTCTAAAGGAAAATCAGCATTTACTGACATGGTTGAAAGCATGATTAATGACTTGTTGCGATTGATCGTTCGTATGCAGGTTATACAGCCTATAGCTCAGTTGTTAAATACTACGTTTTTTGCTCAGACATCTCCTATGATAAGTCAAGGAGCTTTCTGGGAATCCGGAGCAACAGGATCACTCAGTTACGCTAAGGGAGGCTGGATCAACGAACACGTTGTAGGTCTTGGCCTTTCTTCTGGTAAACGTTATGATATAGGCGAAGGCGGAGAAAGCGAGAAGATTACACCTGCATCACAGATGGGTGAGCACAAAACCGAAGTCAATATTTACGGTGCTCCTGCTGGAACTCAGGTAAAAGAATCTTCCGAAGGTGGTATCAAACGAATTGATGTCTATATAGATGAACTTGTTGCATCAAAACTTGCTGGTGGAAGCAAATCTGCTAATGTTCTTCGTCGTGTCTATGGTCTTTCACCAGCACTTGCAGGGAGATAAAAATGGCTGATTGGCCCGCTACACTACCAACTGAATTTCCTGAAGACGGATTTACGTTACAGCCAGCTAGTGGTGTTATCCGTACACAGATGGATATTGGACCAGCAAAGACACGCAAACGTACATCTTCTGCAGTTGAACCATTTTCTGGCACACTTGTAATGACGAGAAACCAGTACCAAAATGCTTTTCTGCCTTTTTACTATAACAACATTGCTAGTGGTGCTATAGCATTTAACTGGACACATCCTGTTAGCGGTAATAATTGCGAGATGCGTATAGTATCGGCTAAGAGTGTAGGACCGGCAGGTGGAGAACTCATTTCCCTTCAGCTTGACATGGAGATATTACCGTGAGATCAACTAGCTTAACTTTTAGACAGGCAATTTACGCACAAGAAACGGACGAAGTTTTTATCGTCTTATTAGAGATTGATCATGCTGACTTTGCTTCTCCGATACGAGTATGCAACGATTCTACTGACATAACATCTAATGGTAATGTCTACACAGCATATCCGTTTGAAATTGAACTTCCGACCGATGAAGATGGAGATGTTCCACAAGCTCGCTTAACCATAGACAATGTAGATCGTAGCTTAACAGAAGCCATCCGTTCTATTCAATCCCCTCCTACGGTTCGTATTATAGTAGTTTTAGTGTCTGATCCTGATACTGTTGAGATAGACCTTCCAGGATTTGTTTTTACAAATATCTCGTATGATGTAATGACGATTACTGGTATTATCTCTATAGAAAACTTTTTAAACGAACCTTTCCCAGGCGATATTTTCACTCCAACCCAGTTCCCAGGACTGTTCTAACTAAAATTCATGTTGCATTTTGCTAACCATTATGTTGGTACCAAGTTTAAAAATCGTGGACGCACGAAAGAAGGCGTTGACTGCTGGGGACTTGTCCGTTTAATATATGCAGAGCAATTTGCAATAGAACTGCCTTCTTATGACGATGAGTACAATTCTTCACACAATATCTCGGCAACGAGAGAGGCTATAGAAGAACACTCAAAAGAGTGGATAAATATAGAACCAGGTCAGGAACGCGCAGGTGATGTTATAGTTATGAAACTTTCTGGTTATCCTACGCATGTAGGAATGGTTCTAACAAACGGCAAAATGTTACATATAATAGAAGGAACAGACGCAGTTATAGAGAATTATCATAGTCGTCTTTGGCAACACCGAATTGTTGGATTTTACCGTCATAAGGAGCTTTTAAATGGAATATGTTGATCTTACTTGTTTCCTTAATCCATTTACACATGAGAAAACTCCCCTACAAGTTGCTGCTATTGGCAATCTCATAGACACAATAGACAATTCTGGACTTACCTTTCCTGCTGGAGTTCATGCGACTATTTTGCTGAATGGTGAAGTCGTTCCGCAGGAAGAATGGGAAACAACTGTTCCTAAGCCGGGAGATGCCATAGTTGTTAAGCTTATTCCTCAAGGTGGAGGTGGCGGAAAGAACATTCTTCGTGCTGTTATGACTGTTGCACTCATTGCTGGTACATGGGGCACAGGAACACTATTTGCTGGTGCTTGGCAAGGAGGCATGGGAACGTTTTTAGCAGGTGGTGCAGCAGGTGGTTGGGCTGCTGTTGGGATCAATACAGCTCTTACATATACCGGGATGCTTCTTATTGATAAAATTGCTCCTCTTCCTACAGTATCAACCAGCCGTAAAAAAGAAGATGAGCCGAAAACTTGGGGCATTGAAAGCTCCACAAATCGTATGAATCCTTGGGGAGCCGTTCCTGTTCTCCTCGGAAAACACCGCTTTCATCCTCCTTATGCGGCACAGCCTTACAGTGAAATAGTTGGAGATGATCAGTACATCAACATGCTCTTCTGTGTAGGATATGCCCCTGTTTATATAGAGGATATGAAACTTGGTACAACTGATATTGACGACTATATAGATAGCGAAGTCGACGTAGATGCAACCAGCCGAAACATAGAACATTGGGTGCATGAGAATTTTGATGCTAACAACTCAACTCTCAATTACTTCAAAAATGACATCCATGAAGATACAACTTCCTACGAACTTACTTACAATAACGCAATCATCCTGACGACACAACCAAACACAGATGAAATAATCATCGACATTACTGCTCCTAATGGTGTATATGGTTTTTCTTCATCTGGAGCAAAAACAGTTCAAACAGTTAACTTCGACATATTTTACGGAAATAATGCATCAAACAACTGGATCGGCGGAACATCAGCGATTAATAAATCTGCCAATAACTTTGCCATTCCTCTTCCTAGTAATGCCCTAGTAGTTGATCCTGACGCTGATCACTATAGTTTAACTCAAGAAGTTGTTGGTTATTCATACACTAGAATAGGAATAGATAAAACTAATGGTGCGTGGTGGACAGCTAATAGCGGGAATAACTCTTACAAAAGTGCTACTATAGCACGAAAACGTTGCCCTAACTTCCCAGGCTACATTGCACCTATTTGTGGTATTACACGATCTTCTAATGTAGCAAGCATGAATAATACTGCTGTTACTGATCTTCGTACAGATGAACTTAATTGCGGAAACAACGTAGTTGAGTTTGTTCCTTCTGCTAGCGGTAATAACGCTCATATAGCCGCAGGTAACATCACACCTGATACATCTATAGGTGCTGCTACATCTGCCACTATTCGACGTGGATACCGCTTTAAAATGAATAATGCTGGAACCTGGGACGTTAAAATAGTACGAACTACTGAAGACCATGATCCAGCAGTTGATAACATCTATGATACAATCTATTGTACAGCACTTCGTTCTGTAAACGGCAATCGCCACGCAGTCAACATGAGTGGCCTCTGTTTAGTTGAACTTCGTGTAAAAGCTTCTGAACAGTTTAATGGTCAACTTGATGACTTCACAGTTCTTGCAACTTCAGTTTGTAAAGATTATGTAATCTCGTCTGAGACTTGGACCGAGCGGCCTACCGCAAATCCTGCAGCTCTTTACCGTTATCTTCTTCAAGGTGCATTCAATAAACGTCCTAGAGAAGACGCAGAAATAGATTTAGCAGGTCTTGCTACTTGGTATGAATACTGCGTAGGAGAAGGCTTCGGATTTAATCTTTATTGTGACTACCAGACATCTTTATTTGAGATGTTAATAAATATTGCTGCTGCTGGAAGGTCGTCACCAACATACAAAGACGGCAAATACTCCGTTGTTACCGATAGTGCACAGACTACTCCAATCCAGCATTTTACGGAAAGAAATAGCTGGGGATTTTCTTCATCAAAAACTTTCTATGAATCCCCTCATGCATTTCGTATAACAATGGCTGACGAAGCTCAAGACTACTTTACAGAAGAAGCATTCGTCTACGACGATGGATATAACAGCACTAACGCAACCCTTTTTGAAGAGTTAAAACTTATTGGCTGTACGAACTATGATCAAGC